TCGACCACCATCAACACCAAAGTTAAGTATCTCATCTTCTATGTGTTCCATGTGAAGATTTTTACCAGCCTGTTCTGCGAGTAAAAAGTGTTCTGCAAGACTATTCATTAGTCTTTCATTCCATACACGAATCCATTTATTTCAGATGGATATGTTATTTTAGTTTTTGAATCTAATTGTATGTTCAAAAATTTAAATAATCCTTCAAACATTTTTTTACCCATTTTAGCTATTTTTTCAAATGCTTCTTTTACTTTCGTTATTATTTTTTTTATTAAGTTCTTTACCCAATTAATAGCATTCCTACCAACATCTTTTAGTTTATTAAAAACTTTATCTATGATAGCAAACTCATCTAACTGTTCTAATTCTTCTTTTAATACAGCATTTGCTATAATATCTTTTCTCACCACCTCTTTTACAATACTTTGTAAAGTTTCTTCTTCTTCACCAAAGACAGAACTAATTCTTAATGAAGAATATGGAGTACCTGAACCAGATTTCCAAGCTGAATAAATTTTAACTTTAGATGCATAATCTTTTACCTCTGGTGAAATACTAGGCATCTCTGTAAATTTATTTTTCCCATCTTTAGTTACAGGAATAAATTTAGATATTTGTCCATTGTTAGCATCAAACTCCACACATACACTTGCTCTTGCTTTCTGTAAAGAAAACTTTTTACCACCAGACATTGCTTCATAAATAAGAAATGTCACAAACTCTGGATTTTTTTCAAAGTTTAGATGTTCTTTTATTTTTTCATTTAATTCTTTATGAAATTTTTCTGTTGTAATAAATTGAGCAACATCTTTTTTGTCCTTCGCACTTAGATTCTTTTTACTTGCTTTAGACATATCTTCTAATTTACCTTTAGTATACTTTGTTGATATTTTGACAAAGTTTTTCTCTATTTCTTTTTGTATGTTTTTTAATTGTTTTAGACCTGATTTATCAGTACCAAGATATTCTAATGCTGCTGAATACATAGCAAGAGTTTCCCCTTTTGCACCAGAAGCAAGTTGTGAACCACCCTTTTTCTTTAAACTAATATTATATTTTTCTGAATACATGTCAGTTTTTGGTGTTCCATCTGTACCACCTTTTGATATCCAAAAATCAGATAAGTTTGTTTTACTTTTACCAGCACCAAACTGTATCATTTCATTTGCTTTTAACTTTGCTTTAAAATTTGTTGCAATTTTTTTACCAATTTCTTCATATGTTGGATAGAATTTTTCTGCTGACTCTTTAGCTTTTTTATCAAAATTCTCATTACCTAATAACTTATTATATTGATGAACTATTATATCTTCCCACTCTGCTCCACTAGGGTCTTTAGAACTATCACCACCTGTTTTACCTCCACTAAACCCATTTGCACCCTTTTCTATATTACTCATTTTACCAAAGTGTTTGACTATTAAATCGTTCAGAACTTTTTTATCTTTTGCTGTATCTGGTTTTACGTTGACTTTAAGCTTTGAAAATGCAACTAATTCTTTATCATTAGCAGGGATTTTTTTAAACTTTTTACCATCTGTTCCAATGAGTTCTCCAGCTATTGCTTTTTTTACAAATTGTTGTTGATTATCTCTACTAAAAAAATCTCTAGCTGACATAGTGGCCTCAGTCAAGAACGACTGAACCTTTTCTTGTAGATCTACTTTTTGAGTGCGAGCAGGTCTTAACTGCTTCATTGCGTATTTTAATGACATACCAAGTTCCCAATTAAAGATAAGTAATTAATTATTTATACTTTGAATGTAGAGAACTTGTCGTACTTATCGCCCTTTCCAAAATCTGTGTTATCAAAAACTGGCCCGTTGTCTTGACCACTATCTGTGATTTCACTTTGTGTTGAATTGGAATCTACATCATAGAGTTTCATCTTTGATCTGTCTACACCAATAATAAATCGTTTATTCATGGTTGGGTCATTGTAACGATTTTTCAACTGTTTGACTTGAATTTGTTTCAATTCCTCAAGTTCCTCTGACGATATAAGTGCAAACATCAAATCAGCAGTTGCAGGTAAACCAAAACTCTCAGAAGTGTCAGTTAAATCAATATCTGAGGAACTAAATCCACTTCGTGTTGTCTGCGTTGCACTTACCACTGGAACATTACATTCGACTGCCAAGCCTCTTAATTCTTCTGCAATTGCCTTAATAACCATGTAAGAGTTTACATTTGAAGCAGCACGATAACGACTTGAAGCACAAATGTTTAGATAATCAATAAAGATAATATCTGGTTTGATAGATCGTTTAAGAGCAAGTTCTTTAATTAGACCACGAAAGTGACTACTGTTTGCAGATGCAGTTGGATACTCTTTAACAATTAACTGTCCTGTGGTCTTTTTCTGTATTTTTGCAATCTTATCCTCAAACATTTTTTTAGGTAGATTGTGCAAATCTTCCATAGATATATTCATTAGATTTGCATCAATACGTTCTGCAATACGTTCCTCTGACATTTCTAGAGTAATATATAAAACATTCTTACCTTGAGACATGCAGTTAGCTGCCATGTGACACATGAATAAAGATTTACCAACACCAGTTCCAGCAAGAACAATGTTCAAAGTTTTTGGTGGAAGTCCACCCTTTGTAATCTTATTAAAAAACTCTAAGTCGAATGGAATACGTTCTTCCTTTTTGTGATAGAACTCATATCGTTTTTCAGCATCTTCCACATAGTCATGACCGACACTACTATCAAACGATACAGCAAGAGCATCAGATAAAATTGTTGGAATGGACTCAGGTGTTCTTTGTTTATCTTTACCATCAATGATAGAGACACCTTCAACAATAGCATTGTAAACTGCTTTGTCTTTACAAAACTTTTCAGTGACATCAATCAACCAGTTTAGATCAACACTCTTTTCACTTAATGTTTGTATGATTTCTATGACTCTTTGATGTTCAGTTTCATTTAAATCTTTACGATGTGAAACTTCAATTTCTAAAGTCGTTGATGTAGGAATCTTATTATATTTTTCTACGAACTTGTTGATTTCCTCAAAGACAACTCGTTCTTCACGAATATCAAAATACTCGCCTTTTAGAAAAGGAAGAACCCTACGGGCATAGTCCTCATTTGTAACAAGATTAGATAACGCTGTTCTCTCAATCGTTGGTGGCAAAATCGTTCTCCTTTGTGCCTATTATGTCAACTAAAATATCACCAGCTAAACTAAAGAAGTCATCTCCAAATTCTTCTCTAGGTATTCCATTGTTTTCAATTATATCATACTCAAACTGAAAAGGTAAAGTGCCATCTTCATTTTCTTCTCCAATTGATACCTTACCATATTTAAGTACAACACCAGCATATTTACCTTCGTTGATACCTATGCAAGTCACATCATGACTTGGTGATTCTACGAACACATAATCTTTATTGTGTTGAACTTCCATACTTAAACTCCTTTTGTGCAGCCACGTTTAACTGCTTCATAATATCATCAGTAAAATACTTTTCTGGATTTTCCATGATTGTTTTACCATAGATTTTTGACCCATCTGGCATTTCATAACGAGTTGATACTTTTTTAAATATATCATATTTTTCTGCAAGGTCTAATAAACCATAGTAACGATCTAGACCAGCATCATAATTCAATCGAACATCAACCATTTTATTTTCTTTTGTCATTCTTGATTTATGATTTTTACAGTGAATAATATTACCAACCACTTCACTACCATCTTTATCTTTTTTCTTTGATAAGAACACGATAGACGAAGCTGCATATTTCAATCCAGAACCACCACCCATTTCTTTGGTAGGAAACATTGAACCCATAGAATCATAAGTATGATTTGTAATCACCATTGGAACTTTTGCCTTACCTAATTTCAAAGTCAATACACGAAATGCAGCCTTGAGAACTTGTGCTCGTGTCATATCCCTTGTTTCTTTCCCCTCAGCCGTGTCCTCAACCTCTTTTGTTGTTGATAACATACCTAATGAGTCTAAACACATAAACATTGGTCTACGAACGTCTGTGTCCTGCTGAAGATACCTTTCAAGGACTTTGAGTGATTGTGTACGAAATTCTTGAACAGTGGTCACTGGAAGTATTACCATTCTCTCAGGGTCAATACCACGATCAATTACCATCTGTTTTGTGATTGCACTTTCAGACTCAAAGTACACCACACCACCCTCTGGATTTGCATCAAGAAAATGTTTACATATACCCATAAGGAAAAATGTCTTACCTGTTGCAGACTCACCAGCAAGTGCTGTAATTTTGTTTGCTGGTAAACCACCATGTACCGAACCCGATAAGAGTGCGTTAAAAATATATGAACCAGTGTCGATAAAAGTATCTACATCACCAGCTTCAACACCTTCAGCTACAAGTTGTGCATACTCATTACCAGTTGTTTTAATTACGTCTTTTAAAAAGTCATTCATTCTGTTTCCTCTTTAGTTCCATCAGAAGTTAATGTAGGAAGATATTCAATCTTCCAATTAATACCAAGTTTATCAAAAATCAACTCGAGCTCTGGCTTATGAGCTGGAAGTTTTTTCATATACCAATTGTCCTCATAGTCAACATTATCTGGTGATGGGTGGTGAACGTACAGAATGAAGTTTTTCTTCTTTGGATAATTCTGCAATACACGAGCAATAATTTTATTCCAATCAAACTTACCAGAAGTCATTGCCATAGTAAATGTGTTTTTATCTTTATGTTCATCAAGTCTAGATTCAAGTGAATCTGACCAATCATCAGAACCCCAATCAATCCAAACCTTACCCATTAGATTATTTTCTTGTTTCAACATTTCTTTTTTAGTCTTTTTGATAAGACCTGTAACTTGATTACTAGTCATATAAAATCTATCCTTCAACCAAGTTTTATTGATAATCGAATCGACAGGAATTTTCTTTTTGAAATAACGACTCAGAAGTTGTTTTTGCAAATCAACATCATCAGTTGGCTTTCTAAAATTCTTTTCTCTTGGGTTTAGCATCAATCCCAAACCCTCAAGATCAGTTTCATCAAACTTACCCCAAATTGATTTTGGAATAATCATTGTTGGAACTTCGGCAGTTTTACCAACCTTAGACTTTGAAATACCCTTTCGTGTATGGTTGCCATTAATCAAACGATGTCTACCTTTACCATCATAATTTTCTAGTGCATGACAAAGATAGTTTTCTTTGATGTAAGAAGAATCACCCCAATTGTCATTAACTTTATCTGTAATGTTCTTTATATGTTTTGAATCATCTTCAAGTCTTACTTGAATTCTTTTATAACTCATCAAAGTTGTAACAAGAATATTTTGAATATAATTATCCATGTCACCATTTAGAATGGAATCATAAACATCTTCAACTGTAGAAAAAGAAGCAATAGAATGGATTCCACCACCATTGCTCTTATTATAATAATCTGGATTATCTTTCGCATTTACTTCAACTAGCATTTCTCTCTCCCTTGTTGCCATATCAATATTGTAACCATAATCTAGAATTTCATATACTATCTTTTTAGCATTTGCTAAATCACTAGCAAAGATAGGACACTCACTGGAATAAAAATATGTTCCATCATAAGGTTTACTTCTATATCCGATATACTTTTTTCCAGTGTCTGTAACAGTTATCTTATAAAGATACCCCTCATAATTTTCTGGTGCTTCTGGAATTATTTTATCTATTCTACCACTATTTTCAATCATTGTCAATCACTCTTTTCCAAACATTGCCTAACATGTTTCCATCAGACCAATTGATATAACCCACCTTGTGCATACCAACTTTCTCATAAAACTTGTTTGCGGCGATATTCTCTGCCCTTACTGTAAGATACACATCTGTTCCTACAAAATCAAAAAAGTCGTTAATGACTTTCTTTGCATTACCTTTGCCTGGCGTAATATTGATAATCTGATGTATAATATGAGAACCAGATGTTACTGAAACATCTGTGTCTCTACCAATCTTTCTACTGTTCTTATTCTTATGATATGTTATCAGAACATTATCTTGTAAAATAAGTTGTCCTCTTTCAAGTCTAGTTCTTACATGAGACTTCCTTACATGAGGAAACCAATCTTTGTTTTCATGGAATACTTTCCATGCTTCATCAAACTCATCTATTGTTAAATGTCTCAAAAAAATGCCTCCAACGTATTCACTCTGATGTCTTTGAACAAATCTACAGAAGTGTCTTTACCAAAACACCAGACATTTTCCATATAAAGTTTATTCATAAACTCATCCATTTTATTTTTATCAAATTTTCCATCTTCGTCTTTGAACACAGCTGCACCTTGTGGTCTCTGCATAATTCTCATACCAATCTGTCCTAAGAAATTAGGAAGAAGCATATCCACTAGTTCATCACCAGAATAATATCTTTTACCATGAACTTTAGGGTCTAGAATGTTAATCAACAGAACACCTTTATCACTTAGAGAATTAAAACTGTTTTGTGCAACAGGTAAGTAGAAATCATCTCTCCACGATTCGTAATCATTGAATTTTGCCCAAGACTGTAAATCTTCTTTTTCACCACCTTCATTATATCTTTCAGTCGAAAAATATGGGGGAGATGTAAATGCACAATCCACATTACTAATCTCATCCCAAGGCAAGTCCTCTGCGCCACAGTTATATATTTGCACAGTTTTTTTACCTCTAGACTTATCATAGATTTTGTCATAGAACTTAATCATTTTATGATAACGCTCAAATGTATTTGGGTTAGGATCACAACCAATATAATGTGTTGCATTAGAGGCATAAAAACCAGTAAGTCTATCACCCCAACCCATAGAAGTATCCAATACAGTTTTCGCTCTAGTCATATCATAAATTGTTTTCGCAACAATAGGTTTGAACTGTGTTGCAATATAAGTTCCAAGACGAAATGCCATTGTATAGGTTTGAGGTGTAAGTTCTTTTGCATCATTCACCCCTCTCCAAATAGGGCCGAACGCACCCCAAATATTATCACCTTCTTCCCAACGAGTAACTGGTGCTTTGAATCCATAAGAACCACAACGCATACGCAAATCGTTCATAAATGAATCTGCACAATAATTGAAGTTAGCTGGGCCCTCGATAAATCCTAGTCCAAAATCTTTGTATGGATATTTGTAGTCATCATACTTTTCAATTACTTCTTTTGTTGGAATATTAATGTAATCGGTGAAAGGCGCCTTTTCCAACTTACGAAAATTTTCAATAACCTTTTGATCATAGAATTTCTTTAGTGGATATGGTGGCTTTTCTTTTGTAATATACTCTGCAAGAGTGGAACGAAACAATTCTTTACCATACTTTTCTGTTGTAGAGATGAACAAAGACTTGTTCATTACTGGAAGTCCAGTATTGTCTGCACACTCTCTTAATAGTTCATATAGTTCTAGATTTATTTCTGTCTTATTACTCATGCAAAAAAATCCTCAAGTGTAGTCTGTGTGCCATAACTATCATCAATCTTTATTGAACTTACATCAGTGATAATCCGTAATGGTTCTATGAAAGACTTCTCAAATTGTAACTCATAGTCGCAGGTTTTGTCAAGACCTAT